TCAACTATTTTGCCTGTCGTTGCAGATACTAACAGATAACGAAACTCGACATACACTTCAGCATAAGCATCGGTATTATCAATTTGCGTAGCTGTGTTTAGCGTTCCGAACATCGAGCTTTTAGCCCTGTTAGGAGCGAGCCACCGTTGCAGGTAGTCTTGAATATCAATCAAGAAATAATACTCGGTAGAACCGAAGGTCGGAGCTGTTGCATAGTACGTGTTGCGCCCTGTGGCTATCGCTGTGCCATTCACATAGACCGTAAACTCGCAATACTTTACAATGTCGGGAGAAGATGTGTAAAGTACATTATAGACAATCGGCTGATATGCGCTTGTCGGGTTGTACTGAGGGTTTGAAATTACAGGCATAGTTTGTTTAGTTTGGCAACGATTGCGGTAATTACTTCGGCTCTGAATGCAGGATTTATAAGCAGGTCGGCATTGTTCGCATTATCGAAAAAACCAAGCTCGAAAAGAATCGCAGGCATAAAGGTACGCGCTGTTTCGTCGAGTGGTCGGTCATGTACTAACTGCGCCCTGCGTTTGCTGCCCCACTTATCGAACACGGCTTGTACATCGGGCATTATTTCGGCTGCGAGCTTTCCGCCCGTACCCGATAGGCTACCAACAAAACAGCACACACCTTCTGCAAGGGCCTGAGGGTTAATTGAATTACCTGCCGCGTTGGAATGAAACGACAAGTAAATAGATTTTTTGCCCTTAGCTAAGTTGTTAGCGAACGCAATGCGGTCTAATCGGTTAGTATCTAATTGAGCGTCAAATATAGGCATACAGATGAACCCTGCAAGGCTTGCGGCTGCTATAAATTCCATCGCAAAATCACGGTTGCTGCTACCCTCGTAGAACCAACTGCCATTGTGGTAAAACTTGCCGTTCGTGTGCAGTGTTTTCTTTCCATCAATAGGATTGGTTAGCGTGTTGCCTTTGTCGTCCATTCCGCCGTGACCTGCATTGACGAATATAAGTGTTTTTTTCATTTGCCTATGGATATAAAGGGTCATAAATAGCGTGATACGCTGTGTTGTAATCGGCAACAATGTTAGTAGTTATAACCTGCTGTGCTATGTTTATCATTACTAACTTCTTTGCGTAGTTAGCAGCTGAGAATGCAGCTGCAAGGTCATCGGGAACTGGCGCAACTGCGAAGGCTTGAACGTCTAATCGTACCATTGTAGCTGCGTAGGGTATAGCATCGAGCGCGTCTTGCTGTGCGTTTAGTAGCACCTCGCTGTCTGCGTCGTTGTATAGTGTGAAGGGAAAGTTTATCATGCTCTTACATTTTGAATTAACAAATCAATTTGGGCTTCAAATATCGCGGCTGCCCAATTTTCTATAAACTCGGTAACGTCCGCCTGTGTTGCGTTTATAGTTTTCTGTATAAACTCGGTAGCTCCTGCTATCGGCATTCCTTTTTCTTTCTGCTTTCGAGCTATGGCAAACGCTATGCCTAAGCTTTCGCGTTGGTCGGTAACGCCTAATTTTAGCTGTGCGAAACGTTGCAAGCCTTCGATGTAAGCAGACCTACCACCGCGTCCGCTCGGCTCTGTAAACGGTATGCGCTCAGGAGGAACGCCTTGGTCAAGTGCTATGCCGTAGTTATTCAGCCATATTTCTATCGATGCGCCCGTTATTGTGTTCATTATGCGTTCCTCTACGCTTTCGGACAACGACCCTGTCATTACGTGACCTGCAATTCGTAGCTGTGACCGCATTTCTGCAACTACTATATCCGCTAAGTTCTTGAGTAGTTGTTCTCTGTCTTGCATAAGTTTCGATGTATGTGTGCCAATGTGCTTGCATTACGTTGGTATTTCAGGTGTTTCTAAATCGGTTGTCGGTAAGTCTTGAAATGTAGCAGGCAAAAAAGACAAGTCTAAGCCCGATGCAGGACAAGGTGTTAAGAATGCCAAATCAAACGAAACGCGAATTGAGCGCGTGGACGCTGTGAATCGGTAAGGGTCTAAGTCTGCCTGGTAATCTGAAACAGTGAACTGTGTTTCGCTATATTCGCTGTATTGATTGACGTAGTTTAGCAGGTTAGCCGCAAGTAGTTCGAGCTTTGAAAGTACGTCCGCGCTTGTATCTTTTTTAAATCCGAGCGTCTGCTGCTCGAAACTATATGTATCTGTAATGATGAACTCACACCTAAACGTTTTGTAAATGCTTTGCGTTTGGCTTTCCATGACGCGCCCTGTGATGCGTGGGGGAATCATAAGCAGATAGGGAAACTTTGCGCCTGTGCTGCCAATAGCATCAAAGTTATTATTGATATTCAAGTTCATATCATTAGGCCACCCGAAGTGGTAAAACTCGAAGTCGGGCGTGTTCTGTACTATGATGTTGAATAGGTTAGATACTTGTGCTGTTGTCATTGTTTCAGTTCCGATAATCGTTTATTAAATTCGCCCTTTGCTGCTGCCAAACTCAAAAAGGTTAGTGCCGTGTACAATGGTGTTTGTGCTGCTTGTTCAAGCTTTAGTATGTCATCATTCGCCAAACTTACAAACGTAGCGAACCAACCGAACGGTGTAATCAGTTCTTGTACACCTGCTTTAATTGCGCGAGTGTCAGGCTCGTCGAATAAATTTGGAAATCTTTCGACAATTTCTCGCTTTGTCTCTGCAAAAAAAAACCTACTTGAAAAGCATCCCACGCGGTCAGTTCTTTTGAAAATAGTTGCGAGCGTTCTTCGACGTCGTATTGTCCGAACCTTTCCCCTTCTTTGCGGCAAATAACCGCTGCAATCTTTGGTAGAGCTTCATAAACTCCATTCGCCACGTCTGCGAGATTGCGCTCATACTCATTCGCCTCTGCATAAGTTTCAATTGTGCTGTTAGTCATAAATTTAGCAGGCAGATAATAAATATCAGTACCAACTTGAAAACAATTGTAGTTCGTTTCAGGTGCGCAGTACAAGTAAGGTTGGTGCATAGCCCAAATTGAATACAGCTCTTCGATGTTGTGGCGGTGTAAATCGGGCAAAGGGCAACCTGTCCAAAAGTTTAATTCTAAAGCGAAATATTTAGCCTCGCCTATATAACTGCGTTCACCTTCATAATCGGGATTTTTTAGGCTTTCAGGTTGGTTAGCATCGGCAAAAGTCAAGAACTCAATAAACCTGCTGATTGATATTTCTTTGCAGGAAGGGAGCGCGTATTTGTTGCCGAGTATTTTAATGTTTATCATTTGCCGTATATTTTTTCGTAAGTCCTGAAAAGTCTTCTCGATTTTTTTATAAGCTTTCGCCACTCGCTTATTTTTTTAATTTCAAACGTTGCTTTCTTGCATTTTTTAAGCTTGAATATACATGCATTAAACGCTGCGATAGCTTTTAGTTTTTTAGACTTGCAAATTCCCACTATCATTTACGGCTCGGCTTTTTGATATTATCGGTTTTCTTTTCCTGCTCAGGTTTAACCTCAATCTTAATCGGCTGCTCAATCTCGGGAGTAGTGTCAAAATATTCTTTGCCCTGCTTTTCCAAGATAGCCTCGCCCTTAATTATCGAATCAGTCGCAACGTTTGCAGACATGAGTAACATACGGATGCGTCGCACGATTGCAGACTGTTGCATCTCGCTCACCTCTTCGATTAGTGTGTTTAATTTCGTTTTTAATTCTGTTGCTTTCATTTTAGTATAGTTTGAAACTGGTGGAAACCCTGCCATGTGTGCCTAAAATATAGTACCTAAGCGCATCTATTAAGTGGTCATCTTTCTTGATTGGTACGCCATTTTTGTAAGCGTAGGTTGAAACTTCTTTCATAAAATCAAGCCCGATAACGTTTAGTGCTTCGTACTCATTTATTTTCTTGATTGAGAAGGCTATACTGTCACCGCCTTTGTTAATCGGCATAATATTAAGCTTTGCTTTTCTCAGTTCGCTTATGCTTTTTGGCTCGGCACTATCGGCATAAATCGGAATGTTTCCAAGATTGAACGCTTTTAGTTTATCTATTAGGTCACAGTTACTCAATTCTGTTTCATATATCAACTGCTTTGCAAAGATTTGTTTGTCATATATTCCGCAGATAACGACCGCGCATTTGCTTTCAGAAAATCCAAAGTCTAAACCGATTGCGATGTTATTCGCATCCTCAGGAAACTTGAACACCTGTTCCCACTTCGGAAAAATTAAGCCCTTGACCTTACCTGTAAATCCTAATCCGTAAACGCGCCACAGGTTTTCATCTGTCTTCATAGCTTCGATGCGCTTGATTGTCACCTCGTCTAAGAAATCGTTGTGCGTGTAATTAGAAATAAAACGAACTACTTTTGTAGGGCTGTCAGGGTCGTTTATAAGTGGGATTAGTTTCTCATGTACCCAAAACGACGCATTGGGATTGTAGTCTATAAATACTTGTTTTCGCGTCCTAACTTGTAGCTCATGGTATATCTCATAAGGCACACCGTTTGCCTCGTTTATAAACAGGTAGTCGCGCTTTCCGTTCTTTGCGTCCTGAGCGTCGTCGTAACTTGTAAACTCTATTATTGAGCCGTTGGTAAATGTGAATATCTTATCCGTTCCATTGTAGCTGCTTATGTGTGAAGCGATTTGCGGAGTAGTGTTTACAATCGTTTTTGCATCCCTTATCGCACCTCGTTTCAAGTTCGGTATGTCTTGACCGCAAACAGTAACAACCAATCCCTTCTGTTCCATCGCTCGCAAAAAAAGAACCTGCAAAATACTGTAAGTTTTGCCCGAACTTGTACCGCCCTGGTTTATTACCACATCGGCATCGGTTTGGTAGTTCCACAAAAAAACAGGGCTTGCTTTCATTTAGTCCTCTTCGGTTATTGGGGGAGCGTTGTTTGAAACGGTAATATTAAATTTCAGGTCTTGACCCTCGTTGCCGCTCACTTCTTGTTTTGCTACTGAAAGCCTGCGCAGTTCTTCTTCGCTTGCCATGAGCTTATAAAGTGATATTTGCAGCGTTGGGTTTTCTGATTCCCTCCACTTCCCTTTTAGTTCTGTTTTAATCGAACATCTATTTTTGTAGATAGATTCTTTTATAGCTTCCGATTGTTCCAATTTATGTTGGTAAAATGTTGACATTGAACACGGTAAAAAGCTTACAACTTCCTCGATAGTTGTAAGACTGTGCTGTTTGATTGCATTAACTGCAAGTGCTTCAAGTTCATCTGTGTTATATGCCATACTCGGTATGTGCTTCTAAAAATTCTATAAAAACGGGACAAATTGCGTCATAAATTGCGCTCATAAGTTCCGCCGTGTCTGCTTCGGTAATATCCCCTCCGATAGTCGGCCATTCGCCATTGATAAGATTAGCCCCTAAAATCGCCTGTGCTTGAATTAAACGTGTTAGGTGAAGTATCTCATGCCCTAAGTAATTAAACACGCTTAAAATGCCATTTAAATCGATTTCGTGGGCTAATCGGGTTATATTTGTGAAAAAGAAAATTGGGCCCTCGCTTGTAACGTTCACTAATCCGTATATGTAACCGTCCGTTTCTGTTTCGGGATAGCTGAGTGCATCGCTTAGGGATAGCCCTGTCGTTTCCTCTATGCCTTCAATGTGAAACAGGTCGCTGCTATGTTCGCCAAACAATAGCACAACTTCGGTTTTGATAGGCACAACGCCTGCGGACTGGATTTTGACAATTTCGATTTCCATAATACAAAGATAGTTCTTTTTGCTGAAAAATGTAAATGTAAAAAATAGGGGCTTGTAACAGGCATTCCTATTGAGTTCTAAAACTGAAACGTAGTGATGGTGGGCTGTAACAACCGTTACAAAAATAAAAAAGTTTTGTTACGCTGTAACCCCCACTACTACTACATCCTACTATATTGTAACAATGTAACAGTATAAATATATATCTATATAAGAGAATATAATAATGTTATTCTAATTAAGCGTATTTTTGCAAAAAAAGCGTTACATTGTTACAAACCAATGGTGGTGGGCGTTACAGCGTAACAAAGACTGTTACAAGCTGTTACAATTTGAAAAGTGGTTTTGTAACTTATTGATTTATAATGCTGTTACGTGTAACAAGTCGTAATTGCAAGCGTTATGTTTTAAAATAAAAAATAAGCAGCTAAATTTAATTAACTGCTTAGTAATTAGGTTGTTATCGAATTTGGCTATAAATATGTATTTTTCATATATGTAGCGTGTTCGGGTGATACGGTGCGCATTTTGTCTAAAATAAGGTCAAAAAACGCTGTTATCTTCTTTTCCAATATTTCTATGTAACTATCATCTCTATCAACGTTTTGCGTGTGTAACATGAGTGTTTCAGGAAACGCAGGATGAAAAGAAACAAAATCACACCACTTTCGGTCTGTAATCCACATATAGCCTTGCATTTGGGCATAATAGTCTTCAATTTGCAAACCTTCCGAAATGTTCAAAAAGTGATTATCTGGCGACTCAGGACACTTAATTTCTACTAAACCGTTACAGCCTACCAATCCATCTGGGATACCACAAACGAATTTAAAACGAGGGTGATAAATCGGTTCTGTAATTTCGGGAACTACTATAAAATTCTCGTTTTCGTACCGTGCGCGTGCCATTGGTTCGTACGTTCTACCATGTTCTAATGCGCGCGCTGTAATTTCTCTATCCTCTACACCTATGAAGCCCCGACAGACTGATATAGCGTACTTTTCTGCTGTTGCTGAAAATTCGTACAGCTTGTCAGGGTTTTTAAGAATAGCCCTGTAATGTGCCATTGTCATAACTTTGGCAAAATTAGAGGGCGTGACGTGTCCGTGCTTAGGCATTAGGGTATAGGATTTTAAGAGCCGATTCAGGAATGTGATAAGTTAGAAGCATTTGTTCCTTTGCAGGTATAGTTCCATCCTTAGACGCTTCTAATGCTTTAGCCCATCCTTTGTAGTTTTGGTCTAAGACTATTTTTTGCGGTTCGGGCTTGTTGCCTTCGAGAGCTAACTCGTTATAGTCTAATTTCTGTTTTCGGTTTACGTCCTTCCCGAAAATCTTGCCGAACTTATCGGCTGCGTCTGAAATAGCGTAACTTTCTGCTGCTGGTGCTGCTTTTTGTACGCCATCGGTTTTTACCGCGTTCCAATCTGCTGCGCCTGCGCCCTTATCCGTTTGGATTGGTGCTGCTCCTATTCCATCCTGAAACTCGGTATCACCTGTCAATGGATTGATAACGAAAAGGCGAACCGTTACAACTACGCTGTTAGCAACTGTTTGCACCTCGCGCACTTCTACCCACCAACGACCGAAAATGCGCGTTAATAACCACTCTATGCGCTCGATAGGTAGGTATTTATAGTTATTAATCATAGGGTGCTGCTGCAACCAATTCGCAGGCGGGTCTTGGTTAAGCAGAAGCATAAGCGCGTTTTGCTTTAAGCTTTCGGGCGTTTCGGAGATTAGCTCCTGTAATGTTGGAATTTTCATAAAATATAAATTTAATTGTTAATAATACTTGCAAAGATATAAAAAATATTGTACATTTGCAATTATTAGTTCATTTTTATAAAAAATATTTAGGATGGCAACGGAAGTTTATAAGAAAATCCAAAGCCGAGCCGCTGCGCTTGGTATCTCAATTCAGGAACTACAAAGAAAGGTCGGCATATCCGCTCAGACCCTACCTGCTTGGCAGCGCAAAACACCGAAAACGATTGAGATTTACGATAAGATAGACAATTTTTTAACCGAACAGGAACAAGAAAAAACAGAGTAACAAAATGGAAATCAATCTACGCAAGTATCAGATAACAGCCTATGACGAGATTAGAGCATCATATAGGCAAGGCAACAAACGAGTGTTATTTGTGCTACCAACGGGCGGCGGAAAGACTTACACGTTCACCTATGCCGCAAAAATGGCACTCGATAAGGGTAAAACGGTTTTTTTCCTCGTGCATAAAAAAGGGCTTGTATCTCAAATATCTAAATCCTTATCCGACTTCGGCATTAGGCATGGCTTTATAGCAGGTAACAAGCCAAAACAGCACTATCTCAAAGCGCAGGTTTGCAGCGTTCAGTCACTTATTAACCGACTAAACGACCCGACGCTGCCTGTTCCCGATTTGATAATCATAGATGAAGCCCACCACTCGAATGCAGGGAGCTGGCGCAAAATCTTAGACCACTATCAAGATAGGCACGTCTTAGGTGTTACGGCTACACCAATACGAACCGATGGACAAGGCTTGGGGGATGTGTTTCAGGACATGGTTTTAGGTCCGCAGATTATGGATTTGATAAAATCGGGTTCTTTGGTTATGCCTACGGTTTACCGCCCTAAGTTTGAGGGCGACCTGTCAGGGGTCAAGATTAAATCGGATGGCGATTATAACGAGCAGCAGCTTGTTACCGTAATAGACAAGCCCACAATTACA